GTTGGAACATCATATTATGTTGTATTCCCTGCTGATGCATATAAAGATATTTTAGATACAACATCAACTGTTGGTATCTCAAGTTATTATTTTGAGACTGTTGCTGGTGGTGGTGGAGATCCATTCTCTCCAGGAACCATGTGGATTTCTGGTAATAATGGTAATGGAACATTAGGTCTTAATGATGCGGTAAATCGTTCATCACCAATACAAGTTCCAGGAACACAATGGACACATATTGATAATGGCAACACTGCTTTTTCGTCTCTTGCAATTAAATCTGACAGTACTTTATGGGCGTGGGGATATGGAACTCAGGGTCAACTAGGCCAAAATGACACAGTAGAATATTCTTCACCAAGACAAATTCCAGGCACACAATGGACTGGAGATGGAACAACAAGTAGACCAAGTGATGCTGGAGGTAGTCATAGATTCGCTACAGTAACCAAATCTGATGGAACACTATGGACATGGGGAGAGAATGATAACTACGGACAACTAGGCCAAAATGATGCAGTACCTCGTTCATCACCAACACAGGTCCCAGGAACACAGTGGGATGTTGCGCTTGCAGATAGATTCAATGTTTATGCAAAGAAAACAGATGGAACTTTATGGATATGGGGACAGGGAAATTGGGGTGCAATGGGCAATAATACTGCCGGCATTTCATATTCATCACCACGCCAAATTCCAGGAACACAATGGAGCGATATTGGTTCTACAAATTATGGTCCACTTGTCACAAAAACTGATGGAACACTATGGGCGTGGGGGTATAATGGTAGCGGTCAATTATGTACCAATGATGCATTACCACGTTCATCACCACACCAAATTCCAGGAACACAATGGAATTATGCTAGACCACACGGATACTATGGGTTTGCAGCATTAAAAACTGATGGAACATTGTGGATGGCAGGTAACAATGGTAATGGTGCATTAGGCCAAAATGATGCAGTACCTCGTTCATCACCACACCAAATTCCAGGAACACAATGGTCATTGACTAATGGTGGTTATGGGAATCAGGGAGCAATTAAGACCGATGGAACTCTTTGGGTATGGGGACAAAATACTACTGGTAGATTGGGTCTTAATGATGCAGTACCTCGTTCATCACCACATCAAATTCCAGGAACACAATGGATTGACGTTGCTGGAAGTGAAGCTGTTGGCGTTTTCCTAAAGTCTTCATAAATAACTAAAAAACGATAATGGCTCTTACTTTTCCTGGAAGTCCTAGTGTAAATCAAATATACGTTGATGCTACATCAGGTAATGTGTATCAATGGAATGGAACTGTATGGATCAACTATAATACTCAGAATCCAAAAAACATTCTTGAACTTGATGATATTTCAGGTTCATTTAATGGATCAACTGATACTTTTGCATTAACTTCCAGTGGTGGCCCTGTTACTCCCGTAGTTGCATCACAAATTATTGTTAATATTGGTGGTATTGCACAAAATGCAGGCACAGACTTTACGATCTCAGGAAGTAATATTACATTTACGACACCACCAACAGGTGGTTTAACTTTTAGTGGTTTTATATTTGGTGGTAGTCTTAACCTATCTTCTTTTGATGATGGAAGTATTACACCATATTCACTAACTGCTGGTGGTCCAGTATGGGATAGTGCAGGAAATATAACCATCACTGGTATTGCAACGATTGGTTCAAGTAGTGTTACAATTGATGGTTCTACAAATAGAGTTACTGTAGGAACTGGAGCAACAATTAGTTCTGATGGTATTACTGTAGGTATTGTCACAGCAGCAGAATATTATGGAGATGGATCAGGACTTACTGGTATTGTTGCTGGAGTTGGAACTACAACGAGTATCAATACAACAGGTATTATCACAGCAACATCATTTCATGGAGATGGATCTGGTATTACGAACATTGGTGGATTGCTAGAACCTCTTGTTTATAATCCAGGTATTGGTGCAACAGGTATTGCTGCAACAACTAATATTGTATTGACATATCAAAAACCAATTGCTGCTGGTGTTGGTATTGTCACGATTCAGACAGCAGAATTAACATATAACCAAACACTTACAGCAGCAGATAGTTCAAATTATACAGTTGCAGGTAATGATCGTGATGGTAGTGTATCAGGAACTGATCCTGCTATTACAATTAATGTAGGAGATACCATCGTATTCAACAATACTGTATCTGGTTCACACCCACTTTATATTAGAGTCAGTGATGGTGGAGCTAGTGTAAGTGAAGGCACTCTCACAGGAGAAGGAACAGCAACAACAACATGGGATACATTTGGAGTTACACCTGGTACTTATTATTACCAGTGTGGAGTTCATGCTGCTATGATTGGTCAGATTATTGTTCAGGATAACGTATCAGAACGATTTGATGTTTCTACTGTCGGATCAAGTTCATCAATTTCAATTAGTAATGCAGATTTAACCATCAATCCTGCAACTGATCTTGGTATTGCTGGTACTTCTTATTATGTTGTATTCCCTGAAGGAGCAATTAGAGATAATATGAATACCAGCACAAGTGTTGGTATCTCAAGTTATTATTTTGAGACTGCTGCTAGTGTAGGTTTAACAAGTTCAGTATACAATGGACCCTACGAATTGTATATAATGGGCGATAGTCCGACATCTGATGGTGCTTTGGGTCTTAATGATCAAGTACGTCGTTCATCACCAACACAAATTCCGGGAACAAATTGGACTACGATTCATAGTGGTCCATTAAATGACTATAAAAACTTGTCATTAAAGGGAGATGGAACGTTATGGTCTTGGGGATATAATCAATTTGGAGCATTAGGTCTCAATAATGCAGTAAATCGTTCATCACCAACACAAATTCCAGGAACTCAATGGGTTGGTGCTGTGTGTGGAAGATTTTGGAGTATTGCAACCAAAACTGATGGAACCTTATGGGGGTGGGGATTGAATACTTTTTATAGTCAGGCATACGGTGCTTTAGGACTCAATGATTTAATAACTCGTTCATCACCACATCAAATTCCGGGAACATCATGGGATACTGATTCTCTAAGCATTGGGCGAGATAATGTATATGTAAAAAAAACTGACGGAACGTTATGGTCCTGGGGATATAATAGCCTTGGCCAACTTACTCAGAATGATACCGTACCTCGTTCATCACCAGTACAAATTCCAGGAACAGATTGGAATACATATGGTGGAGGGTATAATACCTTGATTGCTACTAAAACCGATGGCACTCTATGGGCATGGGGAAATAATCAGTATGGAGATTTAGGCCAAAATAATAAATCAAATTATTCATCACCAATACAGATACCAGGAACACAGTGGGTTGCAGCAAGTAGTTATGCATATGGATCAATAGCAACAAAAAATGATGGAACCTTATGGGCATGGGGAAGTGGTGCTAATGGAAGATTAGGCCAAAATGATACGGCACAACGTTCATCACCAATACAAATTCCAGGAACACAATGGAGTAAAACAGATTTTAGAGCAGTCTATGATAAATGTTTAATAAAAAAAACTGACGGAACGTTATGGATATGGGGTTCTTCAACATATGGAACATTGGGTCTTAATGATGTAGCAAATCGTTCATCACCACATCAAATTCCAGGAACACAATGGTCTCTTGTCCAAAAAGGAATTTCAACAAATTCTTGGAATGGAACTAGAGTCACATCATTATTCAAACCATCATCATAAATAACTAAAAAACGATAATGGCAGTTAATCCAGTCATCAATATATCAATCCCACAAGGATCAGATTTTTCAGAAACTTTTGTTTCAACTGAATCTGATGGATCTACATCCAATCTTGCGGGATATACTGGAACTGCAAAAATTAAAAAGCATTATGGTGCTACAGAATCTACATCATTTTCTGTTTCTATTACATCATCAATTGGCGAAGTTACAATTTCATTGACAGATACCCAAACCACAAGTTTAGAACCTGGAAGATATTATTATGATGTTCGATTAACTTCAGGAACAGGTGTAGTTTCTAGGTTAGTTGAAGGAATGGCATTTGTAAGAGCAGGCATTACCACGTAAAACAATGACTGTAATCAAAAAGGCCCAATCAGTTTTAAATGTAGTACAGAAAAAACAACCAGCAAAAGCACCGGTTCAGTCAGTAAGACAACCCTCAGCAATTCAAGATATGGGGGATACTGCATTTGGAGAACTTGACGCAACAAAAGATGGACTCATTGTTTCTTATGATAGTGGAACAAATAAGTTTGTTTTGGTAACTCCAGATCAGATTCTTTCAACTTCTGCTGAAGATGGAGATATACCAGATGATTTTGTTTCTCAACTTGAGCAAGAATTAAATCTTGGCCAGATTCAAATTGATAATCTAGATGGGGGTGTATTCTAATGCCTACCAGATTAAGAGATGCCACTGATGCAAACTTTGATCCATTAAATAATAGTAAAAACAAATATCTGATGGTTTATGAATCATCATCAAATTCTTTTGTTATGGCATCATCAGATACTGTTATTTCAGTAGCAACTACTTCACCAACTCCCCAAGATTTCATAACACAACTTGAAGAAGAAATAGATCCAAATAATATTGCATTTAGTGGTCTTGATGCAGGGACATTTTAAACAATAAATAATATTAAATTAATAAGAAGATAGAAATGTCATCTCCAATAATTCAGTTTAAGAGAGGTGCATTTGCTAATCTGCCAGGCCTTCAGGCAGGTGAACCCGCACTTACAACAGATACCTTTGAATTTTATGTTGGTATTGATAGTACCACAAATGGTAACAAGTTCTTTGGTTCACATCGTTATTGGACGAGAGAGGGAACCTCAACTGGAAGTGGAGTGAACCTTGTTGAGGGAACCTCAAATGGTTCTTCATATATTACTTTAAAGTCACCAGATTCCTTATCAGGAATTACAACCTACACCTTCCCAGCAACTGCCACTGATGGATATTTCCTGAAGACAAACTCTTCAGGTGTTCTTTCTTGGGATCAGGTCGTAAGTACTATTGATATTGCTGCAGATACTGGAACAACTGATACGGTAAGTACTGGAGCAACAATTACTTTTGCTGGCGGTGAAGGCATTGATACTGCAGTAACTGATAATACCATTACTATTTCGGCAGAAGATGCAACATCATCTAATAAGGGTATTGCAAGTTTTGACGCAACAGACTTTACTGTAACTTCTGGTGCAGTTACAGTAAACGCAGAGAGAATTCAAGATATTGTTGGTGCGATGGTCACTAGCAATACAGAAACTTTAATTACCGTCACTTATCAAGATGGTGATGGTACGATTGATTTTGTAGTTGACAATGATCTTGCCAACTACAGCAACACCAACTCTGCATTTATTACTGCATCATCTACTGCAACATTAACTAATAAGACATTTGATGCTAATGGAACTGGCAACTCATTATCCAATGTAGAAGTTGCTGATTTTGCTGCAAGCGCAATTACTGATTCTACTGATACTATTGCGACAAACGATAGTGATACTCAGGTTCCAACATCTGCTGCAGTTATTGATTATGTTGGAGCACAAATTGGTGCGATTGATCTAACAGTTTCTACTGCTGGTGATAGTGGAACAGGTTCTGTTTCTACATCACAAACATTAACTGTCTCTGGTACTGCAAACGAGATTGAAACTGCAGCATCTGGACAGTCAATCACAATTGGACTTCCAAATGATGTTACGATTGGGAATAATCTGACCGTTAGTGGAAACCTTTATGTAAATGGTTCTACGACTCAAGTTAATACATCTTCACTCACAGTAGAAGATAGAACTATTGAACTTGGTCTTGTAAATGGTGCTGCACCTTCATCTGCAACTACTTGGGATCTTGGCGTTCTCTTCAATTATCATGCAACTTCTGCAAAGAAATCAGCAGTTGTTTGGGAGCAAGGTGATGCAAGATTTAAGTTTGCATCTGAAGTTTCTGATGGTGGTGGTACAAACAACGATAGTCCACAAATCACTTTCACTTCATATGCTCCTATTGAAATTGGTGCATTGTGGGTGAATGATTGTGCTGGACAATCACAAGTTATATCATGTTCTGGTTCAACAAGAAAACTAGAAAACATCACTATTGATGGCGGAACTTGGTGATCCAATTAATATATTCTAAATAAGAGGAAGTTTATCTTCCTCTTTTTTTATGTCTGAAGATGATTTGAAAACAATTCTTGCAAAATACCAACAGAAATCTTTTGAGTTATTCAATCAAAATATTGTATTGGAAACTCAAGTTGAAAATTTGCAAAAGAAAGTTAATGTTTTGCAACAAGAAATAGAAAAATCAAAACCAAAAAGAACAACAAAAGCATCGTCAGATGACTTTTGATAAATAATAAAAACTCTTATATAAGAGTTTTATACGGTATATACCACCCATGAGAGGATTGAATGGCAGATCCGATTATTAAGATTAAACGATCTTCTGTTGCTGGAAAAAAACCAACAACATCAGATATTAATCTTGGAGAATTAGCTCTTAATACTTACGACGGCGAACTGTATACTCGCAGAGAACGAGCGGGTATTGGAACAGACATCGTACCAGTAGGAGCAGGTGCAACAGTTACAAATGTAATCTATGTAACTGCTGATGGGGATGACACCAATACTGGAAAGAAACTAGGAGATGCAAAAGCAACAATCGCAGGAGCAGTTGCAATCTCTACAACAGGAACAGTTATCAAAGTCAGTGCGGGGACATATACAGAAAATAATCCAATCACATTACCAGAACAAGTTAGTATTGTTGGAGATAGTTTAAGAGAAGTCACAGTTACTCCATCAAATACTGGTGATGTTTTTTATGTAACAAATGGCAATTACATTGCAAACCTATCATTTGTTGGTGCAGCAAATACGGGCGCAATGGTTGCATTTAGTCCATCAGGTGCAGGAAACATCACACAATCACCTTATGTTCAGAACTGCACTAACTTTATTCAGAACAGTATAGGTATTAGGATCAATGGAGCACATGCTTCAGGAAATACAAAAAGCATCGTAGTTGATAGTTATACTCAATACAATCAAGGTGGTATTGGTGTATCAATCACAAACGAAGGATATGGTCAGTTAGTTTCATTGTTTACCATTTGTAATGATACTGCAATCTATTGTGGTTCTGGTGGTGCATGTGATTTAACAAACTCAAACTCATCATTTGGAAACTATGGATTAGTTGCTGATGGTGTTGGATCGGTTCAATATACTGGTATTGTAACCACAGCAGCAGGTGCAAATAGTTCTACTTTTGTAATCGCAGGAGTAGGAACAAATCGTCCTTATGATGGTCAGGTGATTTATTTTGATGACTTATATTATGAAGTTAGTAAGATAACTATTGTTAATGGTGGTTCTGGATACACAACTCCACCAACTTTAGTTTTTGATAATCCATCAGAGAGTTGGGGTATTGCATCTCAAGCAGTTGCAACAATTACCAATGGTGTTGTTACTGAGGTTGATATTGTATCAACTGGAAGAGGTTATACATCAACTCCTGGTATTACAACGAGTGGAGGAGGTGGAAGTGGTTTGGTATTATCAGTGGAAACCATTCCAAAATATTATGTGATTCAGAGTGCAACACTACCTTCAAATGGTATTTCCACAGTCACAGTGACTGAGAATGTTCCTTATGCTGTTGGTGTTGGATCAACTTCACCAGTATTCAAACAAAGTAGAATTCTAGCATCAGGTCATTCTTTTGAATATATTGGTTCTGGTGTGACAATTGCAAATGCTTTACCTTCTACGGGTGGTGTTGCAATACAAGCAAATGAAATTGATATGAGAAATGGTGGATTGGTTGTTTATACATCCACAGACCAATCAGGTAACTTCAGAATCGGTGATGGAGTTACAATTAACCAAAGCACTGGTGATATTTCAGGAACAGCATATACAAGAAGTTTATATGCAAATGTAACGCCACTCATCTTAGCACTAGGAGGATAATACAATGGCTCTTGCACTTAATGCTTACAAAACAATTACTAAAGTAGCATCTACATCACCAGTTGGAATTTACACTACCCCAACTGGTTATAGTAGTATTGTCCTTCTTGCACAAGTTGCGAATGTAGGTTCGGAAACTTATACAGTGACTGTATCTCATGAAAGATCATCAACAGGAACAGCAGTCACTACAGAAATAGTAAAAGATTTTCCTGTTTCTGCAAATGATACAGTAAGCATCACAAATGGAAAGTTAGTTCTAGAACAGAGTGATGTTCTTGTATTATCAGGAAATAATGCAAGCAATCTTAAGTGTATCGTAAGTGTGCTGGAGACGCTAAACTGATATGTCTAAGTTTCTGAGCGGTAGAGAAAGAGAATTCAAGGTTGGTATTGTCTCGTATACTGAAAATAATACTGTACTTCAGGTTGTAGGTAATACGAATATAACTGGCATTGTTACTGCTGCATATTTTTATGGTGATGGTTCTAATTTAACTGGAATATCTGCTGCTGGTGCTGGAGCAACTGTTTCTATTAGTACTATCGCTCCATCCTCACCAACTGCAGGATCTTTATGGTTTAATCCAAATGCAGGTAGAACATTTGTATATTATGATGAAGTTTCTGTTGGTGTAGGATCAACAGCAGCATGGATTGATGCATCTCCATCAAACGCATCTGGTGGGTCTGGAGGATCATCAACAGTTTCAATTGGAGCATCTGCACCAGGAGATCCAAGTTCTGGTGATCTTTGGTACAGTACAGATTATGGTAGAATTTTTGTATGGTATGATGAAGTAACATTAGGGGTTGGATCAACGGCCGTTTGGGTTGATGCTGCGCCTTTCAATTCTCCAGAAGAAGATGTTGCATTAACTCCAGCAAAAACAGAAAATACAATAGTTGCAACAGAGGGTCAGACTGTCTTCAGTGTAAACTACACAGCAGGTTATGTAGATGTATATCTGAATGGAGTAAGGTTGTCTGCAAGTGAATTTATTGCAACAAATGGAACTTCAATTACTCTTGCTTCACCAGCAGCTGCAGGTGATGTATTGGATGTTGTCGAATATACAATGGGTATTGGTGCTACAGGTGCCGCAGGTCCAGCAGCACAATTAACAATTGCCACGAGGTCTGGTGTTCTCGTTCAAAATATAAGTGGTATTGCTTTTACAGTTTCACTTAGATCTGGAATTGGTACTGTCAATATCTAAATACAAATAAAAGATAAATGGGAAAGACTAGAGATTCTGCCAATTTAGTATCTGATAGTAATATAAAGGTTGATATAGTTAATGATCGTGTCGGTATTGGCACATCAACACCCGCATATGATTTAGATGTTGTTGGTGATGTTAACTTCTCTGGAACTCTTTATCAAAATGGAGAGGAATTTGTAAGTGGAGGTGAAGGTGTTGGTTTATCCACTACAGGTTTTTCTACCGCATATGGATTACATATTGATTCAGTAGGTGCTGGAGTTACTTATTCAGAAAACCTAGTAGTAGTTGGAAATGCAAGAGTTACTGGCATTCTGAGTATTGGTACAAGTTCTATTGTATTAGACTCATCCGATAATTCAATTAGACTCTCAAGTGATACTGTTATTCGCAGAGATAATAGTACAGGAGATGTTAGATTTTTAGATAACTCAGGAAATCTTAAAAAGATTATTGTAAGTGAAATTCGTGTTGGGACAGGAATTACTCTAAATGGTACGACAGGAATTATTAGTGCAACTTCATTTTATGCTGGAGGTTCTGAAATAACTGGTGGTGGAGGAGGTGGTGGTGGTTCAACACAAACAATTTATGATGACGAAACAATAAGTAATGATAGTGGATGGACAGCAAACACAACTTATTCTTGTTGTATGAGAACTGCTGGTGGTAAAAAAGGAAATAGTTTCTTTTTTGCAAGAATGGAATATAATAGTTCATTAAATTATACAAGATTAAGAGTATATCCATTCACAGTAAATAGAACTACTGGGATAATTACTTGGGGTTCTGCAACTAATGTTTGGCAGAACACAAGTACGGCTGCAGTTAGTACAACATACTGGACAGGACCTGATGGAACTGGTGCAGTATTTGCTGGTGGACATAATGCAATACCTGGAACAAACACATATACATTTTCATATTCTAAATTTATTGTAAATGCGAATGGAACATTATCAGACACTGGATACTCAAATACAAATGCAGACCATGGATATAATGGAATGTTCTATTCCCTACCAACATCTATAAGCACTGGATATTTTTCATCTGCAGGATATAATGCAAATGCAAGTAACCGTGCATACTATAGACAACATTATATGAATGGAAGTTCCATCAGTGTTGGTTCATTGACTGATTTAAGTTCCGATACATCAACATCTTATAGCGTATCAATGATCGCACAACCTGGTGTTTATCAATCAAGTAACCAAGTTTGTGATTTACTTTATTACAGAATTAATAGTTCAAATTATAGAGTCAGAGCAACATCTGCAAATGGAAATTACTCAGACCATGCAGTAACAACCTGGGATAGCAATGCCTTTGCTTTCCAAATGACAAATGGTGATGTAATTCTTTATTCTGATGCACATACGCCAAAAAAATTCACTGCATATAATAGTTCAAGTGATATGACATCCGCACCTCTATTCCCTGGCGGAAATATGTATTATTCATTCAATCACTTTGGACTTGGAAATAATGAATTTATATTAAGTTTGGGTAGTAGCAGTCCATTCCAGTTTGGATATCCACTTGTTAAAGCAACACTTGATGGGACAACAGGATTTACTGTTACTGCAACATCAACACCAGATTATTTACTTTCCGTTGGTCTTGAAAGTTCTTATGGTGGTATGTTCCCATTATATGCAAGTTCTGATGATACAAACCCAGATAAATTACTTGCAGTAAGACATGAAAGTAATTTTATTAGAGCAAAAGTCGTAGATTTTCCAACATTTAGTTAATAATTATGGCATACAATACTATAGAAGAATTAAGAGCAGCAAGAAATCAAGCACTAGCAGAAACTGACTGGACTATGCTAAGTGATAATCCACTTTCCATTGATGAAGGTCGTATGGAAGTTTTTAGATTATATCGACAACAACTTCGTGATTTACCGCAAAAAGCAGAAAAACTTGGACTTGAAAATATAGAACTTCCTCCGTCACCTTTGTGACACCTCAAAATCTGTCCACCAGAACCTCCAGAACACCACTGGAGGTTTTATAGTAACCACATAACGACCAAAACCGAATGAGGTACTCCAACCTAGACCGACTGATTTTTGTTGGATCTTTTGTGTGGACTCTACACTGGGCATCAAAAGTATCTGAAGTTGTCCTTAAATCTTTGTTCTGATGTACTGCCTTGATATTACAGGATATGGTGCTCGTAAGA